AACGCCACTGCAAGAGGTGTGACCGCTGTGGTGAAGAGCTAAGAACTATATTCGTGCATGGTCATGAGCAATGTGTCACCTGTGGTCAGGTAATTTACGACTGTTGCCAAGGAGAGACCTGTTCTCCAAGTGACTGATTTACTTAAATAAAAACATCGATTCTCAGGCCGCTCGTTGCGGGTAGACGTACCTATGCAGCTTGAGGTCCACGACATTCGCGTTTTACTATCACATATGGCAGTTTCATTCTGGTAAACATGGCTCTTGCGTCATCAGACATCTCATTCATTCGAGCCAGACAGTCAATCCTCTTTTCGTAAGGACCTCTAGTGTTCTCTATAGTCATACACTCAGTTGTAATTATTAAATGACAGGCTGTTAGAAATACATCAAACATCTTCCACTCCTCCTACGGGCAAGTAGACTAGGTAGAAGGCTTCGCAGTTAGGGCAGGACAGATTAGATTCGATGAACTGTTTGCCATCATCGTCTTCCTGATCATGGTCGCCGCCCCAGATAAGTTCGTGTTCACAATGCCAGCACTTCACTCTACTTCCCCCCAGTTATCAACCAGCGCTGTGTCTACCTCGAACGGTATATTTAGGTTTGGTACACAGGTGGTCATGATTTCAGCTACCCGTTCGGCCTGTTCCTTGCTTTCTATATTAAAGCACAATTCGTCATGCACTGTCAGCATTGGAGTTAATCCCTCTGCATAGCAGTCCACCATCGCCTTCTTTGTTTGGTCGGCACTTGAACCTTGGATTAGTCTGTTCAAAGCTTTGTATGTAAAGGCACGTTTGATTGCCGCCTTACCGCCATATTCTTTTGCCGCCGCCTCTAGCGGCATAGGCTTGCTGTAGCCGTATGACTTAGGTTGCCACATATTGAAGCGACACTTCCGTCCCAGCCACGTTCTGATATGCCCAACCTCTTCTGCTCTACGCATAGTCATGTCAGCCATACCTTTAACAAACGGCACCCGGTCATGATACTTAGCAAGAAGTTCTTTTGCCTCTTCATCAGTGATGTCCATCACGCCAGCCAGCTTACCCCTGCCCATACCGTACATGATACCAAGGTTAACAGTCTTAGCCTGCTTACGAGAAATACCTGCTATGTCTGCAACCATTTGGTGAAAGTCAGCATTGCCATCGTGGTACATCTGAACTACTTCATCAATCTGAGGGTGACGGTGTACGCCTTTTAATGTAGAACAATAGTGAGCAAGCCAGCGTGGTTCTTGTGACGCATAGTCGAATGAGCCCCACTTGCACCCCTCTTCTGGTATGAACAGTCCTCGGATCATTGCTTTGATCTCAGGGTCCCGTGCCGGGATCTGCTGTAGGTTCGGGTTACTTGAAGAGAATCTACCCGTTACAGTGCCACCCTCGTCGGAACGCAAAGGATTAAAGTCACAATGAATACGCCCCTTATGAGAGTGCTCAAGAATGGTTTCGATAAAGGTTGTGTTGGCCTTGTTAAACTCTCTAATCTTTACAATCTTCTGTGCCAGAGGATTCTCATGGTTCGCAAGAAACTGTTTTGTAAAGGCGGGAACCCCAGTTTTTTCTGTCCTATCATACGACAGCCCGACGGCATCAAACGCCTTTGCTATAGATGTAGCGACCCACGGTTCGATAGTTACGCCCGTGTCTTTCCGCACATCCTCCGTTAATTCTTTTTCTCTGCGCAGTAATTCTGTCCGCGCCTGCTCTGCTTTATCTATGTCAACCCGCACACCATTCGTCTTCATGTCCAGAAGCACAGGCATCAGGCTTGACTCAAGCTGGAATATACCAGTGCATTCATCCTTAATCATGTCAGCGCGTAACCTGTCCCAAAGTCTCAGGGTCACAGCGGCATCCTGTTCTGCATATGCCCCGACTAAGTGAGACGGTAGCCGCCACATCCCGCCCTTTGGATCCACACCAAAGGCAGAGGCCGCAGCTTTCAGAATCTTCTCATCCTTACGCTCACTCAGATACTCACGAGCCAAAGAGTCTAGGTTGTAATACATCCGGTTCTCGTTCAGCAGGGGAGCGGCTATCATGGTATCGACTATCGAACCTTGAACCTCGATCCCGGCCCAGCGCAACCAGCCAAGGTCATACATCGCATTGTGCATGACCTTCTCAATATGAGGTGTCTCCATCTGTTTCTTCAGCCAAGCAAAGACTTTCTTCTGTGAGAAGTTCTCGCCGCTCTCATGCCGGATAGGAAAGTACCCTTGGAAATCTCCCGCCGCAATAGCTACCCCAATGATGTAGCCATCATCTCTACACCAGCCCGGCCCTAATGTCTTGATGTTCGGGTCCCGTGTCTCAAGGTCAATGGCGATACGCTCTTGACTGGTTAAGTCTGGGAAAGAAGACGGCGGAACCCATTGCTTTTCCGTTCCTTGGATAGCAGCATCTTGCATGTCTAAGTCTAGGATGTCCATTTGATAACCCTCACTCATCGTCGTTTACAATCTCACCGCCCAAGGCCGCGTATCCAATGATGTCTACCCATGAATCATCTTTGGTAATATCCTCTGCCAGACGAGCCAGCTTAACACCAATCATGCAAGCCGCTACCTGTTCTGCAGTCACCGCTCTGTTAAGTATGACGCTCCATATAGTAGCGATACGCTCATGGTTAAACTTAGCCGGCCCGTAATCCTTGGCCCTCGGCCCATTGATTAACTCTGCGGCGGTGTCGATAAAGTGCTGTCGGTCTTTCATAGTTTAAATCCATACATTGATTGTGATTCGATAATGTGCAGTGCTTTCTTGGCACGAGTAGCCCCAACGTAGAACGTCCGTATCTCGGAGTCCTGATCAGGGCTTTCAGCACATGGCTTGGAGGAGTCTAGCAGTAGGGCGACGTTATCCGCTTCGCCACCCTTTGCTTTGTGGATCGTCGATATCTTGATCCTCGGCTTGTTCGTTAGGATCTTCTCGCCCATCCGTCTCACTGAGGAAATATATATTCTCTCCCTCTCTGAAACTTTCAGCACATCGTACCACGGCATCTCGACGGAGACGTTCGTAGTAAAGTTCTCTCTTATGCTTTCGAGATTGTAAGTTAGTTCGCTGTCGAGCGTGGCAAGCTTCCGTCTTCCAGTTTTGGTCACGATATCCGATTTTAATAATGTAGATAACGTCTTCAGTTCCGTCGCAGAAAGATGTGTTCCTTTGCATAGCTTTAGCCAAACCTCGATTCCAGTTAATACATTTGGTGAGATAGACCAACCGGAACCTTCACGCCAGAACAAGTACCCCTGCTCTTTGAGATCTGTTGCAATCTTGTTTGCGATGTAGTTCGTTCGTGCAAGGATTAGCCACTCGCCATTGGTTAGGTCTAACCCAAGCATATCATGGTGCCAAACTACAACTCCAGACTCCTCTTTCGGCATCCATATCTTTTCCTGCCGTGTACCTAGTTGACTTACCAAACCTTCTGCAAGAGCGTGGATAGTTTCAGGAAGCCGATATGATTTATGGAGAATTGTTTTATTATCTGAAGCGTTAAGAAAGTCTTTTACGTTTACGCCCATCCAAGAATAGATACACTGGTCATCATCACCAGCAAAGTAAACCCGCTTGGCCCGTGGCTTCATCACATCGTGTATCATCTTCCACTGCATAGGTGCTAGGTCCTGTGCCTCATCAACAATAAGCACATCAAGCAGGGGAGAATCCCCCTCGTCTATGAACCTCTCAATCATATCTACAAAATCTATCTTGCCTGTGTCGCGCTTGTAATCTTGCAACACCTGATTAACAACCTTCAACTGCTGAAAGTAAAGTCTTCTGTCATTGGCATCATTAAACTGCTGCTCAAGACTGACTCCTCGAACCCGTGCTAACTGTATCAAGGATAGGTAAGCATCTCCTCCCTTACCACTGCTGAATAGATTACCATCAGCCATAGTGAGAGAAGAGTTAGAAGCAAACTCTAAGCCTAACAGCCGACCCAGTTGGTTATAGTCAGAGCCCTTCAAAACCTGCCTGTTTCCAATACCTATGTTCTGAAACGCGAAGCTATGTAAAGTGCGGAACCACACCATCTGGTCCGAGCCCATGTTTAGAGCCGCCGCTGAACGATCACGCGCTTCCTCCGCCGCCTTACGGCTGAAGGATACGAACGCAATGTTCTCAGGCTTAGTCCCATTATCAAGCTCCTGCTTAACAATATTAATAAGCGTTGTTGTTTTGCCCGTTCCTGGGGGACCAAAGATAGTTGTCTGCATTAGAAGGGCACCTCACTTTCAATCTCGATCCCCGGAACTTGGACCTCGGAACTGAAGGAAGGCACCCACCAAACTCGTAAAGGTTTGGTGCCCCCTGCTGTTGTATCAAATCTCTTTTGACCGTTAGCTACATTACTGCCATTAAGTTCTTTCAACCGCTCCTGTATCTGACCTCGGCTATAGCTGTCAAACTTATGACCTCGCAGGAACTTAATCAAAGACTCAAGCTTAAAGTATGTAAGACCCTCTTCTTCGTCAGTAAACGGCTTGCCAATAGATATCTCTTCGGCTGACTGAGCCTGCACCCTGCCATCACAGTAAGACTCAAGAAGGTCCATGAACTGACCCTTGTATGTTAGTTCTTCTGGCACCTCTATCTCACTCATGTCCTGCATCATTACGCCAACAAGCTCTTGCCAGTCGCCTACCTTCTGCAGTGGCGGCATCACATGTATCTGTTCCATGCAAGCCTTTTGAAACTTCTGCGGTGTTTGCAAGTCATCAGTTGTAAGTTCAACCCGTTGACCAGCCACATCACAGAACCAAACGGGAGGCTCTGACTTGACAACACACAAACCCGTTATGTCTACATGAGCAACGTGGCTACCAATACCAAACTTCTTTGTCTTACACAGGCTCTTGTTGCAGAAAGACTTTAGCGGTTCCTGATCACACGGAAATCCATACTCTTTCTTCTCGTGCTGAGACTGTATGACAACGATCTCAGAAGCTGGCAAAGGTGGTGAAGCATACTTGTTGTTGATTTCTTCAAGGCGTTCTTTCCACTTCTCTGGTTGTTCTTTCTTACAGCCTACCGCCGCCGCAAACATTACAGTGTTGCGGGTGCCTTCGGGTATACCTTGTGCGAACATGCATGACAGGCATGGTGACCAGTCTGCAAACTCATCGACAGGCTCACCGAATGTTAGGTCTGTAAAAGCTTTGGGAGTTATCCTACGTTCTTCGACTAGATCTAGAAACTCTGTTAAGTCTGCTTCTTCGCCGTTAGCAAGAAGTGCATAGCGCATCGTCTGTTCCGAATCAAAGTACGGAAGGTTAATAAAGTTGCCAACATCACCACGCTCGACAAGAATCTCTTCTTGCTTTGGGAATATCTCACAGCCACCGTACCCCAGATACGATGCAACCTCAGATGCTTTGTCACGGAAGACTCCTGCACTCATATACTCTGTAAAGAAAAAGAATATGTGCGCGCCACCAGACTTAGAGCGGCAGGTCACACAAGGTATCTCAAGGTCTTGTAGCTTCTTATCCAGAGCAACAAGGTCTAACGGATACTGGTCTATGTCCAGTGCCCCGAACCTACACTTATTCTCTTCGTTAATTGGGATAGAACCCACCCCGCTTTTACCTTCGAGGTGAGATACAATTAATTCTATAGTGAGAGGTTTACGAACGATAAAAGACTTAGCCTTTTGCTTACCGGCCCGTCTCTCTTCTGATATTTGTGTCTGTCCATGTGCCGCACTGAACCCCTCAAATGCAGCCATGAACCGTGTAGCTTGGTTCATCTACTATTACTCCAACAGGTAAGGGAGGAGCAGGGTTAGTTTATACCTAGACCCTGCTCCAACTTTTTTAAAACGGTACGTCGTCCCCGTCAGATGGATTGGCTGAACGCATCTCATCTGAAGTAGCGGCACTCGTTTTAATGTCACCCGCCTTGAAGTCTTGGTACATCTGCTTCGCTTCTTGAAGCACATCCATTGGTACATCAGTCATCTCACCTTGGGTGACTGCGAAGTTGAACCACGAACCTTTGTCGTTAGACTCCTGCACAGTAGTAAGAGTCCAGGGGGTTGCCCATGTTGGAGGATTGAACAACCCCTTGGTTGGGTGCATGACCTTCAGGCCATTGCGTCTGGTGTTCCACTGCTTAGACACTTTCATCTGTGTCTTCTTCATGTCGCACACTAGCTGGCTGGTCATACCATCAGCGTCATATGCAAGCACTAGATATTGAGCGGAGCGTACTAACTCGTTGCCACTAGGTAGCATTTCATTAGCACCATTGCGTGTGGTCTGACGAATGTCTGGGCTGTTTGGATCCAGTTCACCCATGAACCCACCACCGCTTTCACGGAGACCGAACTCAAGGAACTTAGTCTGGAACGCGCAAACTAAAACTTTAACGCCGGAGTCTGCTTCCCAGTAATCACCTGTCACTGTGTTAAACAGGTCACCTGCTGACGCACCCTTAATAAACTTAGGGTCCGTCTTCAAAAGCTGTGGTGATAGCGGTTGAAGGATGCGCAAGAATGGTATCTGCATATCCTCTGCACCGATAGCCTCACGACCTTGGCCTGCTGATTCATACAAATCATCCATGATGTTTGCGATTGCTGTTGTATTCTTTTCTGCTACTGCTGTTTCAGCCATAGTCTTTAGCTCCTTGTAATTTTAGCTTCGGTCCCCACAAAGATACCGAATGTGTCAAAGTCAATTTCCTTGCCGCTTTCAATACGGCCCTTGGCCCATGCCTTCAAAGTCTGTGCATGGATGTGTGTCTTCTGCGCTGGCTCCAGCCCATACTGACCACGCAGATCCTCAACCACGGCAGTTGCCATGTTGTCTTCTCCAGACTTGAATGAGATGGTTACATCGTTCTTAATGATATCCCCCTCACCGATAGAACGTAGCCATGTGTATGCCTCGTCTCTCTTCTCATCTGGGATACGCGCATGAACGAACTGGCGAAGAGCAACCTTGTTGCCATCGACAGTCACAGAATCCATACCCATTTCCTGCATCAGGTTAGGGATGTCATCCTCGTTCACTTTTCTTTTCTTGAACTTTAAGTCCTTGAGATACTGCTCGGCTTGAGCAATCTCATCGTCAATCTTCTTTGACTCACGGATCAAATGAGACAGGCGGGAGCCTGTATCAGTAGTTACTTTGTCGAACTTATCGGCATCGACTTCCTCATCAAATAGCGAAAACACATCGCTCATCGTACACTCCTGTTACGTTAAAGTTTAACCCCTTCGGGTCAGGTGGAGAGTATAGACCCACTCCCCAGAGGTATGTCAAGCAGCTTTTTCTTTAGCGCTTTGTTTTACTATGTGCGCCAACTGCTTACTAACACTTCTGTCATTCTTCTCAGCCTGCTGGCGTATAATTTCATACACATCAACAGTGATAGCTATGGATTTCCATTTCTTCATGTCCATCAGTTGTTCCCTTATTACTAATGTGTTACGGTTTTTAAAATAGCCTATATATTATTTGATAGTCAAGTAATATATAGGTGAATAAACTTTTTTATCTGAAAGGCTTTTAAGTATGAGACCTGCTCATCAGATTCGTGACGGAAAAAGATCTGAACTTATAGCCGCCGCTTGGTTGGTGTCCCAAGACTGCTATGTCTACTCTCCTTTCATCGAGCAAGGCCCGATAGATTTGATTGCACTAGCTCCCAATGGGGAGCTTTTTTTGTTTGACGTAAAGACTGTAGGCCGCAGAAAGAATGGGTCTATAATCTCTCGAATGTTAAAGCCCAACCAGCTAAAGCTGGGCGTTCGCCTGTTATATGTAGACCTCGAAGAAAACATCTGTGCTTTGTATCCACACCAGCTATCCCGTAATCCAAATAATAATGCCGCCAAGTATGCAGAACAACAGACATCTAATCGTCACTTTTCCGGGGGTCCAGTTCCAACCATTGACGAGCTTCTTCTCCAAGGGTCTTCGCGGACAAGTCGATCTTATCCCGAAGAGACTTCACTATATGAACATCAACTGTCCCCTTCGATACCAAATCCACATAGGTCACCGAATGCTTCTGGCCTATTCGATGCGCCCGATCCTCAGACTGAACCCTCGTCTCAAGATTAAAATCATTGGCATAGTAGATTACATTAGTCGCCGCCGTTAGTGTCAGGCCATAGCCTGCTGTCTGTGGGTTAGCTACAAAGAACCTAGCATCCTCGAACTGAAATCTTCTGACCGCTGTCTGCCTGTCATCATCACTGGTGTCCCCATAATATGTGACCACGGAACTCGGACCATGAACCTTGGCTAACTCAGCCTCAATCTTCTTGATGTCATAGCGGAACCGTGACCAGATGATTACTTTGCCGGACATCTCCTGCACTGTGTCCAGAAGGGCATCGATACGCCGAGTCGGAAACTCTACTAGCTCACCATCATCTGTCATGATGTGACCACATAGTACCTGTTGCAGTCGAAGTAGTTGTGTCATCACGGCAGGGGCAGACACTAGCTGGCCTTCATCAAGCAAAGCAATCGCAGCACTCTTCAATGACTGATAGTATTTGTACTGCTCATCAGTAACTCCTACTTCTCTAATAGTGTAGACCTTATCAGGTAGGTCTAATGCATCTTCTTTTGTCACTCGATATGAAAAGTAGTTTAGCCTTGTTGATAGTTCGTCGAGGTTTCTGTACCCCACAATCTGCTGAAAGCTGTGCGAACCCATGCGCTGAGTGCGTGTGATAGCGTACCTCCCCTGGAAGGAGTAGTAGCTGTCGAAGCCAAGCAACTCCTTGTCCATGAATCCGCATTGCGCGTAGAGATCCATAGGCGATTTAGTAACGGGCGATCCGGTAAGGATACGCTTGTACGCGGCTGTTTGACCAAGTCCAACCAGAGCCTTAGTCCGCTTGGCCTTCGGGTTTTTAATAGTTGTGCTCTCATCAACTGCAAGTAGGTAAGCCGAACCTTGTGTAAATAAATCCAAGTATTTCTTAACCTTGGCTGTTGCGAACCCTTCAACATTGACCAGCAAGATGCGGAGCTTGTCACGCTGACTAACCCCTGCGGATAAGTGCTCCCGCTGATTCTTCTTTGGGTTTGGATTCCAAACATAGACCTCGTGTTCAATGTCCTCTGGAAGGTGAGTTGGTATTTCTGATACCTCCCAGTTGCGGTACACACCTTTGGGTGCAACAACAACAGCGGTGTCAATTTTCTTATTCTCATAGAGCCAAGTGATATTATCGATAAGAACCTTCGATTTTCCACACCCCATCTCCATAAAGTAGCCGTAATTTTTTTTATCATACGACTTCTGTAACGCAACCTCTTGGTGCGCGTATGGCTTTGTCTTGTATTTAAACATTTGCCCCTCATCTTAATCTTCGTCCATGTCTCCAGACATTAGTGAATACCTAGCAGTCTCCAGATAGTATAGTATCTCAGCGGCATCAGGCTGGGTAGTTATCATCTTGATAGTCCCATCCTCTGCCTCACCAACTATAACAACATCACTCAGTATCTTGCCTGCCACCTCGCAGACTGCCGGAACTGGGTCCACGGATAGTTTAAGTTTGTTGTTTAGATATACTACATTATCATCAGTCATTATTTAGATCCGCCGCTACCTTGTGTGCCCGTGCTCTCATGTCACGATAAGTTATAATTCTCTGCATTAGGTGGTCGGCCTCATCAAACATACCTGCTGACTCTAGCTCTACATGTTCTTCTTCAAGAACCCTAATCAGTCTGTTCATCCCGCCAAAATTCTCTGCCATGCTGACCTCACTTCATTTTCCTTTGCCTCGTCTACAGGCTCTGGATCCATTAGCCATTGTTCTATCACTTGCTCCACAATATTAACAGCCTCGGACCACTCCATCTTCTGGTCAGAATCGCAGATGTCTTTTACGTCAGGTATTAAATGTGTTTCATGCATGTCAGTCTCCTTATCTTCTACAGTACCAGCAAGAGAGATACCGTCAACTATTTGTAATTTACAGATACCGCACCTGACCATGCCATCAGCCATGTGTAGGTTAAGAACGGAATCACATCTAGGACAACGGCCTGCGTCCAACCGCTTTTGCATAGACCCGTCCCCCATATCAGTGTTTCGTGTTGCAGTCATAGTTGTAGTCCTCCTCTTCTTCTTCCTCTGGGTCCTCAACATCAGTCATAAGAACCTGCTTGTTAGCCATAATCATGGCTGATGCTATCAACTGAGTAGCAACAACCGAAGAGTCTCTGTTCGCAGAAACAGCCAGCCCACAACCTGCGGACACCAGTATATAAGCCGCGAAATCAGGGTCCAACTCCATCTTCTCAAAGGCTATCATCAACTCCTGTATCAGGACTTGTGCCTTTTCGCTTTTGCGCTCTGCTTCTGTATCCATAATTCAATCCTATAAATTCTTTTTCCTGTGCATCGATAGCTTCAACGTCACCAATACTATACCCAAGCCTAGTCATGACAGCAGTCTTAACGCGTGTCCTGTTCTCTGCTATTTCCTTCGCCTCTTCCTCATCGACAGCAACCACGTTCAATACCCGTGTATATTCTGCAATGATAGTTACTTCGTAGTTCGTCGCCTTTGACTTGTATGCAGTCGAAGTCTTTAGTTTAGTCATGCTCACCTCCGTTACCTCTACCCAATCCACCGAAATAGCTCGGCCTGCGCTTGGCTGTTTCAAACACACCCAATGTTATAAATACCCCAGCAATCAACAGCGCGTGTATCGATGCGCTAATACCAAAAGCCGTGATGCTCCCAAGGTATAAAGAAAATATAATACACCACATCCAAGCCAATAACTGCATTACCAAATGCCTTGTATTGTTGTCCGGTATATGCTTCAACGGATTCTTATCGCTGTTCATCACCAGTTCCCATGTTCTTTTAAGCATAGTAACTATCCTCCCATTCATAATCAAAAATTTTGTCCAGATGCTGAATGATATCATCCGGTAGATACCGCAGTGGATCTTCATAGCCCAGTGATTCTGGGGCCCTGTCCGCAGCACCTCGGTCCTTGATCCTTTGAACTATCTCCGGCTTCCAATCATCCAAGATACCTTTGTTGTCCTTGTTAAACAGGATAGACTTCCCGTCCTTCAAGATGTCCAGTATCATGTAGTTATGACAGCCCCAGCTATCAGTCTCGCAGGTATAGCCAAGCTTTTCAATCTCGCCCTCAACCTCATGCGTACCGTTCCATGCATCTCCGTCCCCGAACCCGAACTTGTCGAACGCTTCGGGCCACTCCCATTCTATGTATACTCTAGGCATTATTAATTCTCCTCCGCCCATAAAATTGTGGTGTAAACTTTATAGTTTCTACCTTTGCCATTGAAATGCCAAGTTGCTCTAGCCTTGGCTATTGCCCTCCACTTAACACCTCTCACTGTTTTGGAAGAACCAACACGGTCCGCGTATGCACCTATGGTTCTTCTTTTTCTGGAGTGATGATAGCTATCCGACTCCAGCATGTACCCAATCGGTGGGCTCCACTCACCTCTGTTTGCAGGGATGTTTTCACAAAAATCTTTCACCACTGAAGCATGCTCCTCGATGTTCTTTGCTACAGAATACTCAGCCATTATCCATTTTCCCTTACATCCAGATTAAAGTTAAACCTTAACGTATCATTAGCATCAGCAAGCTCCTGCAACTCAAACGCGGTGACATATTTAATCCCGCCGTTCTCAGGATATAAAACCGTGTCCAACACACTGTCCAGCTTGTCATATAAATCCTTCACCGCCTGCCGCTGGTCAGCGGATAAGGCATTGAAAGTTTCCAGTCTAGCAAAAGCCTCGCGCTCACGCCGCTTCTCCCAATAGACGATGCGCTCTTCTTGTGTCATGTTCTCAATATTTTTTGGTCTACCCATAACTATACTCCCATCTTCTTTTGTAATGCCCACAATCGGGCTCTAATTTTCTCAGCTTCTGCCTGCCAGTTTTCATCTGGGTCATCAATCAGGCAGGCTAATTCTAAATCAACGCTGTCGAATGTAACGTCCTCCTCCTCCTCTTCTTCCTCACAATAAACAATATCGAACACCGGAGATAAGCTGTAGGTCCAATGCCCCACATCAACATGGTCCTCAATCATGTCCACAAACCTATTCCTCATCGGCTCACGGTACTCATTGTGCAAGAGTTTCATAACCCTCACCTTTGCAATCTCCTCATTAGGTGCCGAGATTACGAAGTTCTTATCGCAGAAAAAGCTTGCGTCTATTTTGATGTTGTATTCTTTTTCCATTTACCTACACCCTCCCTGATTTAATTGCCTTAGATATTAGCTTGTTCGACAGAGCATGACGCTCAACGCATTTTTTCCTGTCCTCAATACGTTGTCTTAAAACATCCATCTCTATGTCATGCGCCTTATCTGCAAGGATGTATGCTATCTCGTCTGCATACTCGTCCTGACATGTGCCAGTCTCGAAGCAGTTTTGCCAGTGCCGTAACGCCGCCGCGAATTTCTTGTTATCCATAAACCTGTTCCCCAAATAATCCGAATTGAATAATCATGTCAGCCTGCTCGGCATCGATGTCACATGTGCTGGGGTTGCCTATCTGCATCTTTAGTTCTGCAGGCAGTGCATTGATACCATCAACAACAACACTAAATGCAAGGGCCGAGATAGTCTCAGACTCACCATCGCCCCAGCCCTCATCACCATAGTGAACTATGATAGGAAAATCCCCGATGATATCCTGCCCCTGTTTCAAGTTGTTGCCGCCAGTATGGATGTAATCCATCCAATAATTACAGCCGCCCTCAAGAGCCGTGACCCATACGGCCTCGGCAATCTCCGCCCAGCTATCCCAGCTTGGCGTATACTCAATCTTTATTGTTGGTATCGGCATCTGCTTCCCTCCGTATAAAACCTGTTTGCTTGTCAAAATTTTCCCATGTAAATCGAGCCTGAGTTTTTGTATTTGGGTCTTTGCCCCAGCTTACAAACAAAACATTTACAACCTTGTCGGTCCTAGAAAAATCAACAAACTGTGCTTTATCTTTTGCCAGCACTGTCACAAACTCCCCTTTCAAAGACACTTCAGAACCAACCCTCGGAAGCTGATGACCCTTCGGGTTGTGATATCTCTTGTGCCTATACCCTTTCGGAGGAGTATAATTTTTATAATCTTTCGGCAAGTTTTCTGCGAAATGCTTCATGGCTTTCTCATGGCCCTTCAAAACTTTCTTAGGGGCCGTTGTTAAATCCTTAAAGGTCCATACATCAGACATCTGATTCCCTCCACTTAATTTCTATGCCCTGTTCCCTCGGACCATAGACCTGCTCTGTTATTGGATCCACACCACTTATCGAGTAGGCATTTACCTCAGATATATCCCTGCCCTGTAGCTTGTAGATGTCCCGAAGCTTGAAGATAAAATCCCCTACCTCATGCCACTCAAGGTCAATGGTTGAATGCCGCGTGAACCTTGTACCATCTCCGTGCAACTCGCCTTCTTCAATGGCCTCATCCATGATGGCAATCATTTCCTGTTTGAGCTTACCCATCTTCAAAGCCCCTCTTCATTACAGAGTGTGTCATCCTGCCAGTCTCTCTCCAGATTGTTTCCTCAAGCTCCTCATCATAATTACTTTCAAGAATCTCCACCTTGAGGTCCTCATCTTTTTGGCTGTAGCTCACATAATAATAATAATCACAGAAACTTTGCTCCTCCATTACAGAAGGCACCGAGTCATGATTAAACAAACCTATCAGCCTGCACTCACCACCGTTAGGGTTCTTGTTCGCCGCAACAAAAGCCGCCGCAAATTCATCAGCCTCAAACCTCGGCAACTGCCATGCATATTCTTTTGCCGCCTCAATATGAGATGCCGCACCTGATGGATAGTTATCATAGTGCTTGTAAACACCATATAAATCTTGAAAATCTTCATCATAGAAAAAATATACTGCTCTAGTTCCCATTGTTTCGCTCCATTTCTTTATATAATTTATCTAATTCTTTGGTGTGTGTTTCAATCTTCTGACGCTGTGCATCATACCACCGCCGCCGCATACTCTTATCAAGGGAGGGTGGCGGCGAGGCATCCAGTGCCATCTCTCGCCAATGCTCCACCTTCCTGATGCGCTCAGTAATAGATAGCTTACCCATTGTCCACCACCTGTTTTTCAACACTGAACCTTTCAAACTCATCTTCATATAAATCTTTGTAACATTCCCCAGCATACCAATTTCTGAAGAAAATTTCCTTGGCCTCCGCCTCAGAGTCAGCAATCACCGAAGTTTCATGCAAACAAATTCGGCTAACATTTACTTTAAAAATAGCCATTAGCTTACCCTCCAACCTTCTGCATTTAATAAACCTAAAACATTGTCCAAGTACCGAGGCTCAACAGCCAAGGCATTGCCAAAGAACTGCCATTCAGAACCAGCCTCATACGCGGACCGCGATTCTTCAGCCAACCAATCAGACGCATGGTCATTCTGTGGGCGGACCAAACAGATTGAACCGTGCAACTCGATAAAGAAATCTCCGTCCTCGGTCCAAGAACCTATGTCCTGAATCTTCTGTGCTTCTGTTGTCATATCAATTTTCCTCCGATATAATAAGATAAACTATATACTAATTTATAGGGATTTATCTGATAGTCAACTAAATAATTTATCTAATAGTGTTTTCTGTGAGATTTTATTTTTTAAAATATTTTTTTTGAAAATGGTGATACAAACGGTACAAGTGATACAACCCTTATGGGACAAGGGCTGTAGCTGTATCACTTCTGTATCACTGTAACACTTCACAAGTCTGCTGGGAGTTTGAAATTTGAAAAAAGAAAAAGAAAAACCTGTAGAAAACACTATAGGAAAAGCTGGTAGGCCAGCAGGTCTTACTGAAAGGCAAAGAACTTTTGCTAAGTATTATGTCGAGGGCAGGTACAGCAATGCAGAGTGTGCGAGGATGGCAGGCTACTCTGAAAAATCTTCTATTACTATGGCCTCTAAACTTCTGAATGGGCGAGACTTCCCTGATGTGCCGGAGCTTATAAAAGAACTGAGGCAGGCGGCGGAAAGAAAATATGGGGTGACCCTGCTCAATCAGCTTAAACGTCTTGATGAATTGTCCAGAGGTGCAGAAGCAGAGGGACAATTTTCTGCCGCTATTAATGCTGAGAAGATTAGGTCTGCACTCGGTGGCCTCACAATAGACAGGAGAGAGGCAACCCATGTTCATCAACTCGATAGCATGAGCCGTGATGATATTGTCGCCAGACTTTCTGAGCTTAGAAAATCTTATCCTCATGCATTCATCGAAGGGGAGATGAAAAGTGCCAACAACCGAAGCGAAACTGTGGAGCTTATTGAAGAAGCACCTGCCGAAAAAGACACACGCACAGCGGATTGAAAACCGAGTATCAGAGGGCATGCCTGATTCATATATCTGTATGGATGGCATCCCTATTTGGTGTGAATTAAAAATAATAAAAAGAAATGGGGTTGCCCTGCAACCATCACAGATAGCATGGCATCTCTCCCATTCTAGGTGTGGTGGCGTGTCTTTTTTTCTTGCGTTCGCGCCCTCTGAGGGACTTGCTTTTTTATTTGAGGGCAGTTCTGCATTGGAGATCCAAGGTTCGAGGGCCTGCGACCTGCGGCCCTTGTCCATATGGGAAGGACCTGTGTCCGATGCGCCCTGCGCCCTGCGCCTTATGGCTATAAAGGGCTGGGCTTTGCCTGCGCCTGCGACTTGCGCGCCTATGTTATAGGGGAAGAACATAAAAAATTGGCTGCTCTTTCTTTCCTATTTTTCAGCGTCGCGCAAAATTTCGACAAGCTCTAGGGCCTGCATTAATTCGTCATTGTTGCCGTTCAAGGCTTCTTGAATTGCAAAGCTGATCCAATCTAATTTTTGATAGTCTGTTAAATGTTCCATCAATTCGCCCTCTAGTTTTTAAGTGATTTAGAATTTGGACCATGCGCCACGATGGCTATTGATTTTGCCGCGATGGATGCGCCAGCGCAAAGCTTGCATGTCTTGCATGTTGTCCGCCTGCCTGCTTCTTCTGATGCAGGACAGAGAATCTCGGCACCTTTTATAACGTCTTGCACATTGCCAATAACGCGGAATGTCCGAGAGCCTATGGCCCATGCATCTAGAGCCTGCTTTTCATCGTCCGCCGATATCATAAATCGCGACGGGTCCGCATGAACGCCGGGAACGTTAGTCTGGTGTGTGTATGCGGTATGCCCGGATGATTCAGATAAAAGACTATCCCAGATATAAGACGGGACCGCCGCGCCATCTCCATAGGTGCCGATGCGGACCATGCGACCTGCGCCAAGCTCGGCAATGTCTGTATGTCCTGCCGCTGTTTCGTATCCGCCCGACATGTAATGTTTCCAGACAATTAAAACGCCTTGCGCTAAGTTAACGTAGCATGTCCGCTTTTTTGCAATCTTGCGCTTGGGGTCTGTTGTCGCTTGTCCGCGATGAACACAATTCCCGCAGATAGAATAGTCCCCGCCGGTCTTGCTATTCTCGACCGGACTCTTGCCATTGTCAGCCAAGATATAAGTTTGGACCATGTCACCGGTCTTGCTATTCCGACTTTTGGCAATTGCAATAACTACAATTGGCTCTCCGTCTATGAGTGACGGGCCTTTATATATGATTTTATTTTTCATTGTTTTTTTCTCCGTTGTTTTATAGTTAACTTATTATCTTATATTATCCCATGCAATGCAAGCCC